CCAGTTTCCTGGAGGCTCTCGGGTGGGCACCTTTTCGGAGTAATCCGTTAGGATTCCCTAAGGTTTGCCTGTGAAAGGCCGCCCTTAGCTCACTCGAGAAATAGGATCTATCATGACTTACCATGCTCCCGTAACTACTTTCACGACTATTCACGGTGGATACCACTGGACGTATACCCCTGCTGAAGGGGAAACATCCGAAGCGGATTTCACCTCGAATAAGGAGTACGAATCTTCGTACCGCTTTCGCGATGGCGGCAATTCTCCGAATTGGCCGCACGCGAAGTCGAACAATAGTTACGTCCATCATTTTTCGGAGACACGTTTACGTCCGTTGTCGTTTAATTTCAGAAATATGCACGGTGGCTCTGCCACCGAGATATATGCTGGAACTATACCTCATCCGAACTTAAACAACTCTCCGGCTAACGATGGGCGATATCTGCCGACATTGACACAAGCTATCGAATCCAATCGCGAGATGCTTATTAATAAGCTTCTCTCTAGGATGAGTCAGCAGAAAGTCAACGTCTCGCAGTTTATTGCGGAACGTAACCAAACTGCAAACTTGGTTGCGTCTACAGCCCGCCGTGTTGCCGAGTCGATGCTTTCGCTTCGACGTGGCAATATAGGGGCAGCGATCACTCACTTAACTGGATCGAAAAGATCCAGAAAAGGGATTGGTCGTGTAGCAGGCGGTATCCCTGAACAATGGCTTGCCCTCCAATATGGTTGGAAGCCACTGCTTAGTGATGTATATGGCAGCTGTGAAGAGCTGGCTCGTCTGACTACTCAGGTTGAACCTGAAGTCATTCATGTGTCGGCATCTGTTAAGACTAGTTTAGATTTTCTAAACTACCCTTCAGGTGGCGATAATGATTGGTTTCCTGCCGCCAAATGGCAGCAGGAATCCGGCGAGATCCATGGGAATGGACACATATACGCAGGAGTGGGCAGTTCTTTAGTGAACGGCCTTTCCCGCACCGGACTGGTGAACCCGGTCACCCTCGCCTGGGAATTGCTTCCCTGGTCGTTTGTGGTTGATTGGTTTCTACCTGTCGGTCCTTTTCTAGAGAATTCCAACGCGGAAGATGGTTTATCCTTCTCCCGTGGCTGGATTTCCCAGAAAATATCGGCGTCATGGAGGGCTTCTTTGGCCTTTAGTTCTTATTCCAACCCTGGAACGGGTTGGTCTGGCACTATCGGCGGCGGAAGCCACGAGGCGGTGATATTCAGTTATAGGCGTACTGCCTTGACTGGATTTCCCGTCGCGTCTTGGCCCTCATTCAAAGATCCTTTCTCTTCAACACACGTTGCTAATGCGTTATCGCTATTAGCAACGGCCTTTGGACGCGGTCCTAAAGTCCGCTAATCCATTGGCTATAGGTCGGGTAGCAGATTGTTCTGTTGCCTGGTTCTTTTAACTGTCACTCAGGTGAACCTAAATGACAACTCTCACTCTCACGGACGCCACGAGTCCGACACCCGTCAATCGCTCGTTCCCCCTCGTCTCAACGACGCCCGAAGTATCGAAATACCAGGACATCGCGACGAATGGGAATTTGCTGATTGGCGCGGGAATCGCCACGCTTGGTCTCCGAGAGACCTCGAATGGCGCGGTGCGTATTTACGGAAAGTTGTCGCTGCCGACCCTTGAACAGGTCGATGGCGATGATTCCGGTGGATACGTCCCACCTCCTAAGAAGGCCTTCGATTCAATCGGGACCTTCGAGTTGGTGCTTCCAAACAGGGCGTCATTGCAAAATCGAAAGGATCTTTTAGCTATGCTAAAGGATCTGATCGCTGATGCACTTGTGACCGCTGCTGTGGAATCCTTCGTCCGCCCTGTCTAGCTATAGCTAGGTTGGGGCTTACTTTCTTTAGATTGTAAGCACGCGAGGGTTTCCTCGCAAAGGTGATTATGCTGTCCTTAGACAACAAATGTCCCCATTGCGGGAAAACTGGTAGAGAAGCTTTCTTAGAGGTTCGCTCAGCTGGAAGGGAAGTTACTTTAGTCGTTTATTGCGACTTTTGTTTCTTCCGACCCCGCTCAGTTCGCCTCTGTTCGAGAGTTTCTCAGGCCTTACTCTCCGAATCGGTCTTATCCCTTTCGGACCCGCCCATCGACTTACTGTTCGGAATCTTGAGTTGTAGCTCGGTAATCCCTACCACGGGCCCCATTGCTGAGAAATTGAGAGCTGCCATTAGTCATCTCCTTGTTAAGGAAGGTGAAGGTGACAGCTATTCTCATACTCGGCTTTGTCGGACCGCTTTCGGCAGACTTATATGGTTTGCCGGAATGTATGGACACCGTTTTATAACCCTCGATCTCGTTCGTTCGTTAATGGAGCGGAGCGTCGTCCCCGGTGGCACCGGGGAACACACCTCAGGAGAGAGTTTGTGAGTCGGCGTAAGCTGGCTGACCATGTCGAGGTTGCTGAGCAACTTCTTCGTGCTCTTGACTGTCCACGTGCCTTGGCGGTAGTAATACTTCTTAGGTACGAGATGTGGGACGAGATTGCCACCTTAAAAATCGACCCTTTGCATTTTAATGATCCTGAGACGTTCTTTCGAGCTTATCAGGCAACCAAATTGCTGTCAAAGGCAAAGTGGCTACCTTGCTCATTCGATCGTCGACAGGTAGCAAAGACGAAATTTAAGGAATCCGAAGACTCATGCGCACGCACAAATCAAATCTGGAGGTCTTACCGTCGGTCGGAATTTTACTTCCTACCCGACTTCGAGCGTGTATTTCACACTGCTCGAAGAAAAATCGGTAAGGTCCTCGGAGACGATCTCTATGCGTGGACTGAGTTATGTGACTTCGGACCCGGAGCAGACGGCTCTACTGTGCACGGAATGACTTCCGCATACAATAAATTGTCAACTCCAGGATGTGTTACCTTCGGGGCTTACCCCTACTTAGACGTCTTCTCAGAGTTAACTACTCTAGGGCGACTCTTTGTAGGAAACCCCGAAACGCGGATGTTAGATATAACATTTTCGCGGGGTAACTCGGTCACATTCGTTCCTAAGAATGCGAAGACCGATAGACCTATCGCTGTCGAACCTAGGTGGAACATATTCTTCCAAAAGGGAGTAGGCGCTTACATTCGTAAGCGGCTAAAGCTCTTTGGCGTGAATTTGGACTTCCAAGGTTTGAATCAGGCGCTAGCAATCTATGCGTCTCGTACTGGTAAGTACGCGACAATCGATCTTGCGTCCGCTTCCGACACTGTGTCAAAAGAGGTAGTTCTAGCATTGTTGCCAGAACCGTGGCTCACCATCCTCTCCGCTCTGCGTAGTCCGGAGTATCACCTTGACGGTGAAACTTCATTCTACCATAAGTGGTCGAGTATGGGTAACGGCTATACTTTCGAACTAGAAAGTCTGCTGTTTTGGGCCCTCTGTAGTTCTATCGATGAAGACGTTGCCGTTTACGGTGACGACCTCATCGTTCCTACGGAGTCTTTTGATTCAATCGTTAGAGTACTTGAAGTCTGCGGTTTCTCAGTTAATACTGAAAAATCGTTCTCAAAGGGTCCCTTTCGTGAGTCGTGTGGCCAGGACGCTTTTGACGGCGTCTCGGTCACTCCGATTTATTGGAAGGAACCCCTCGATGATGATCAAGGAACTCTTACGCTGGTTAACCAGATCACCCTCCTTTCTCACCGCCTGGGTTCCCCGGAATTTCGATTTCAGGGTCTCAAGAAGGTATGGAAGGAGCTGGTCTATCAGCTACCGAAGCGTTTCCAACAGCGAGGACCGTCCTCCCTCAGCACCTGCGTCCATGATTGTCAATCTTCATGGAACGCATCTGCCAAGTGGGGATGGGACGGCTGGCACATCAACGTAACCGTGCCCGAACCTCGACGGTTCAGGTATAGAAGCGTTGAAGCAGCCGTCCTGTCTCTTCTGTTGCGTCGTCCTTGGTCCAATAAAG